TGGTGGTATTACTCCAGTAACAGGAGATGTGATTTATTCAGGTCAAGCATTTATCGAGAGTGTAGATATGACTGCTGACATGGAGAATCCAGTTACTTACTCAGTTTCTTTCAAAGGAACAGGGCCATTAACTATTGCTACCAACGCATAGTAAAAACAAACCAAAAAAACCAAATATATGAGAGGACAATTTGAATTAACTCTTTCCGATGGAAAGAAAATACCGATGCGTTTTTGTACTTGGAGTCTTAAAAGATTCTGTCAATTACAAGGTATAGGTCCAGCGGAAATAGGAGAAGCCTTATCGGGTACTGATACCATAGGGGCTATTGTTAACTTGTTAAAATCAGCTGCTGAATATCCATTATATTCACAAGGGATTACTCCAACCTTTACAGAGATTGAAGTATGCGATTGGATAGATGATATGGGCGGTGTAACAAGCACTAAACTACAAGATGTGTTTAAAACATTATCTGATAGTATGAATAGTGGAATTGATAATGGCCCTAGTAAGAAATCTAAGAAGGATGAAGTAAAAAAAAATTAGAGTGGATTGACATAGAAAGATATACAATGGGGGAGTGCAAAGTGCTTCCCCATTTGTTTTGGGAGATGACGATGGGAGAATTAGATTTTGTATGGTACGGATACAGACACGAGGAAGAACAAAAGTGGATTAGAACTAGATGGCAGACAACACTACTAATCAATATTCAGCTACCTAAGGGTAAGAAGGTTAAGCCACAAGAGCTTATTGAATTAGACTGCGATACTCGTAACTTTGTGAAGCAAAGAGTGATGACCGAAGATGAGCTTAAGCAAGTTCTAAAAAAATATGAAATTGTTAAATAGATAAAATAATGGCAGTAGAAGAATCAATAAAAATTAGAATACAAGCCAATGCTGAGGAATTTAAAATAGTATCTGATATTATTAATAAAGAACTTGGTAGACTAGGTAAAGGCTTCCAGATTTTAGAAGGAGACATAAAGCAATCAACTGCTGCCATGAATCAGTTTGAGGGCTCTTCTAAAAAGTTTAATAAAGGTATAATGAGCATATCATTAATACTACAAGATTTACCTTATGGGTTTAGAGGTATTCAAAATAACATTCCAGCATTAGCACAAGGGTTTGGTGTACTTTATTTAGCAGTTTCAGCCGTTACAGCAGCAATGACATATTTTGTTGTTCAAGGCGATAAAATGTCTGAAAGCACTAAAAAAGTTTACGAAGGATTTAAATCATTTGTAAACGGTGTTGCATCGGATTTATATAATGCTCTTAAACCAGCATTTGATGAAATAGTAAAAGCGGTACAATACTTATGGGAAATGTTTGGCTCTAATTTAGTCAATCAGTTTAAATATATGTGGGAAAATTTAGTCAGCATATTAAAAGAAGCAGGTGGTATTGTTGCTGGGTTATTTAAGGTTTTAGTGAGTGTAATTAAATTAGATTGGACTGGATTAGGAGAAGCCTTGGTTGATATATTTAAACACGCATGGAATATTATTATTCAATTTATGTCCTATGCTTTAAAAATGCTAGGAAATGGCATAGGTGCATTTGTTAAGATATTTAATAAAGACCTAGGAAAGACTATTGAAGAATCAACTGCAACTACTGCTGATATGTTTGCAAAAAAGTTTAAATATGCTTTTGCTGAAACAAAAAAAGAAACGGTAGATTTATTTTCTTTATTTAAAACAGAACCTAAAAAAGCAGCAGCAGAATTAACTGATTTTGAGAAAACAATTAAATCATTAGAGTTACAGCAAAGAAAGCTTAATATAATGTTTTACGAGTTCCGTCAAATAGGCGAACTTGATTATTTAGAAGGTCAAATAAAAGCATTATCATCAGCAATAGATGATTTATCTGGACAAACAACGGATGATGCTATTAAAAAATTACAGGAATTAGTTCAATTAAGAGGAGAATTATTATTAAAGTCGGTAACTACAAAGGCATTTCAAACAAATGAACCAATTACACCTGTAGAAGAACCACTACCTGATTTAAAAAAATCAGAAGCAGAATTTAAAGCACATACTTATTTTGCAGAATTGTTTTATAAAGGCATAAAAGATAAATTTGAGGCTCTTAAAAAAGCTGCTAAAGAATCTGAAGATTATCTAATGAAAATAGGTATTGGCATGATGAGTGCTTTAGGCCCTGCTATAGATATGTTAATTGAAAAAGGTGCTAATATAGGCGAAGTGTTATCTACTGCATTTGAAGATATAACAAAAAAATTAATTAAAGTGGCTATTGCGGCAGCGGTTGTTGTAGCTTTATTGGCCTCTTTCGGTATTATTGATATATCTGAAATAGGAAAAACATTTGGTAAGTTAGTTGGTGCTGGAATGGGGCTTGGTAAAGACTTATTTGAACCTACTGCAAAAGGCGGTATATTCGGAGGGCCATCATATAGGCTTGTAGGAGAATATCCTGGAGCACAAAGCAACCCTGAAGTAGTTGCCCCATTAGACAAGCTTAAGGACATGATTGGCGGTAGTGGTGGAGCAGGTAATGGAGAGTTTGTATTAAGAGGGAATGATTTAGTTTTGGCTTTTCAAAGGTCTAATTCATCATTAAAACTTAGAAGAGGATAATGGCATACGGACAAAAATATTCAGTATTATTTGCAACAAGAGCAAACAAAGATGTAGAGCTTAAGATATGGCAAGATAGCTATGTAGGTGCTATTATAGACCTTCAAGGTGTTGATGTAAACTTACAGTATATCCCAAATTCTGATGATCCGTATGAGCCTATAATAGCCTCGCAATTAGGAATAACTATTGACTTTACTGATGATTTGTATGATATTATAAACTTTACCAATATCAATGATAGATATACATATGTAGAAATGTATGTAAACTCTGTTATAGAATGGGTTGGTTTTGTAATAAATGATGATGTTCAAATATCCTATTCTACAGGCAGAAAGATGGCAGCATTTAATGCTACTGATGGATTAGGTATGCTTAAGGATATAAAGTTTGTATCAGAAAATGAGAATTATGGTGTAAATGATATAATCATTTTAAAAGACATTTTTAGGGCATGTTTTAATAGTATAGGATTTAAGAACAATAGGAATTATATAACAATGTGTTCTTATTATTCAAATAGTATGTATAATAGATCTGCTCAATCATATGCGGATCCATTTGACCAAGCTTGTTTAAACTATAGGTCACTATTAGAAGATGAATATAATTATACTAATTGTTTAGATATTATATCTAACATAGCAAGGTCTTTTGGTTGTAGAATATTTCAATCTAAAGCTAAATGGTGGATAGTTTCAATAAACGAATTTGCAACTATTAATGCTTATTATACAGAATATGCGCCTACTGGACTTAGAGTAAATAATGGGGATGGTAATATAATAAACACATCTTCTACTATTCAATCATATACAGGCAATACATCGGGATTATATTTTATTGATAATAGTCAAATAAAAATAATAAAAAAAGGATATCAAAGAATTATAGCAGAAGGTAATGTAGAAATCGCATCAAATTATATTCCAAATGGTGATTTAAAGGATAATAATGGAACAATAGCAAAATATTGGACAATGAATTCAACAGGGGATGGCAGTTGTTTATTAATGCCAGATATTACTTTAAATTCTTTTTATTTTGAATTAACTGCTCCATCTGGTGGCCCAGCAGGTACAGCATCTGTTACATTAGAAACAGATTCTAATTCTTATGTAAGCGTAGGAGATTCATTAGAATTAAATATAATGATAGGTGCACCATCCCAAACTACACCTATAGGATTTATAGATATTACAATAGATTCAGGTACTACAATTAATTATTTAAATAATGACAAGAAATGGCAAACTACACCTACATCTTATACTGTATATAATCCTAAAACAACTGGGCCTTCAGAAGATTTTATGTTAGATTTAAAAACAGAAGTATTTTTAATAAATGGAAAACTTAGTTTTAAATATAGAATATCTGAAGGAATTAATATATTGACATTAACAAACTTTGTATTAAAAATAAAATCAGTTATATCTGCATATAACCTTACTGCTACATTATCTAATAATAAACAATATACAAAAACAATAAGTTTACCATATGGGAGTAATGGGGGAACTTCTTTTTACCCTTCAGCAAAAGGATCTCTTGTATTAACGGATAAATCTATTGCCTCTGGTTGGTATAGATATGGGATTGATCCAATAGGTGAGTTTTTTACCTTATCTGAATTAATTGTTCAGCAGTATGTAAATACATACGGATTAAACATAATTAATGTGGATTGTAGTTTAAGTGAGTTTTATACTTCAAATACCAACCATAGAACACTAAACGCATCAAAGCTTATTTTTGCAACAGACACAGATCCTGCAAGTATAAATATTAGCTCAAAATCTTATATGATAGGTAATGCTACAATATCGTACCCTGCTAATACGGCAAGTGCTACATTGTTACAAATATCTAATACAGAGATTGAGTGCACAAGAATAAATAAATACATTCCTCAAACAAGTACATTTTAATTATGGCATCAGTAATAAACGGAACGAATATAGTCTTATATGAATATGATAGCAACGCTATCTATTTCTTTAATGGAGATTTTGGTGGAGGTGTGTTTGATGGCATTGTGTGTAAGCAAATGAGTAGAACTCAAGAGGTACAAACCTCATCAAACTTTACTAAAACAGGAGCAGGTACAATAGCTGCGTTTATTACAGAT